CAACGCTGATGATTTCAGGGGTGTAGGGGTAAACGGTCAGCTCGTCGCCGCTGTAGCTGGCAACGGCAACCGGCAGCACGCCGTTTGCGTCCAGGTTGATTGAAAGGCCGATTAGATGCCGACTGCAGGGCTTTGCATCAGCTATCAGACGCTCCAGCTCGTTATACATTTCCTCGGTAATGCCGGTATCAAGCACGCCCACATCCAGCCGGAACGTGCCTGGCGCCTCATTCGTTTTCCACCATTCGATAACCCGGATGAGATAGCCCAGCGGCTCAACGACGCGTGGGATAGCGCCTATCGTGCCTTTGTGCCGGTGCACGTACTGCGAGGCCGACACCACGGCGCGCTTTGTCGATTCAGGCCAGGCTGAATCCCTGCGGTCAAGTTGACGCGCTGCACGCCCTCAACATGCATGGCGGCATACAGCGCAGAGAGGCGAATGTCGCGGCCGAGGCGCTTCTGCGCGCTGACAAAGGCGGCGAGTTTTGCCTCAGAGGCTGCGCGTATCGGCTCTGCCTCCGGCCCCGGATAGAGGAAAAGCTCGGCCACGATTTCATAATTCACGATCTGCGCTGACTGCACAGTCACCCTGTCGGCAACCGGGCGCACGTCTTCGTTATTAAGCGCGGCATTTACCACGGCCAGCAAATCGTCGCCTGCCACTCCGCTGCCCTCACGCGCAAGCACCGTCACAGTGACCACTGCAGGCGACGGGCTGATCGCTGATGCATCGGCTACCCGGCCGTCGGCGCTTCTTGCGTGGTACTCATATGCGCCGGTCGGCCCGGCCACGCTCAGCCCCTCAAAGGCGGAGGCGATGCGCAGCCGGTAATCGTCGTTACTTTCCATCACGGCGGCAGTCGGCGGGATGGTCGTACTGTCTGCCGGGGTAATGGTCAGGCGGGTTACGCCATTGTTCGCGCCGAGCTGATCAAGGTCGCCGTCCAGCGCATACGCCACCATGACAGCCTGGGCCGCCTCGTTGATGCGCTGGCGCAGGATCAGCTCGCGATAGGCATTTTCCTGCAACAGCTTAACGATGGGTTCTGATTCCAGCGTCAGCGTGCGGGCGACGGCCTCCTGCTGGTCAGCAGGGTAAAGGGAAATCAGCGTCGCCTTTCGCTCGGCCAGCAGGGTTTCATAGTCCAGCGACTCCACCACATCGGGCGCGGGCAGCTGGCTCAGGTCGATAGTTGCCATAGTGTCAGCTCACAGGAACGGTTAAGGAAAAAGGCTGCGCGCTGTCGGTGCGGCTGCCGGACAGCTCAACCACCATTGCGCCGTTGATATCCGACTCGAAGCTGATGGCGGTCAGTTTGACGCGCGGCTCCCATATCAGGATCGCCAGATAGCAGGCCGACATAATCTGCAGGCGCAGCGCCTCATTTTGCGGCTGGTCAATCAGGGCGGATAAAAGCGAGCCATACTGGCGGCGCATTACCCTGGTGCCGACAGGGGTCAGCAGAATATCGCGTACTGACTGCCGGATATGATCGAGATCGGTAAGCGTTTCGCCGGTTTCCCGGTTCATGCCGATGAATTTTGCGGTTGTCATTGTGGGCCATCCGTTCTGCTATCGCCGCGCTGCACGCCGCCATGATCGTGGTCATCCACCACGACACCGTTAGAACTCAACTTGCCGCCGCTATGCGTCACATTGCCTTTCATCGTGCCGCCCTTAGTGACTTCCAGCTGCGCAGTTTTGAGCAGCGTTGTGCATTCCACTTCCGGCGAGTCAAAGAGGATTTTTACCGCCGCTTTAATGGTTGCGGTCTGTATGCCGGTTGCCGTCAACGCGCCGGTTTCCGGCTCGTATTCGATCATCGCGCCGTCAGGAAATGACCAGTGCAGCGCATCGGCCGACGCCGACGGAGCCGGGTTGTCATCCGAGAAAATTCCCGGCAGCACAAAGCCGGTATCGAGTTCGCCGCCCAGGCACAGAACAAGCACCTGCTCACCCACTGATGGCGCATTCCATGAGCGGGTTTTACCCGCGCGGGCGCTCAGCCAGTGCAGCCAGCCGGTCGTATTTTTTCCCGTATCGACACGGCACAGCCCGCCGTCAAGATTGACGGCCGAAACTGTTCCGATGCGGATCAGGTTGCGCAGCAGGCGCTGAATTTCTGCGAGTTGTTCGTTCATGGCGTTAGTTTCAGGGCGGGATGAGGAGGCGGCAATGAATCGCCGCCCGCTCATAAATGGCAGGACAGATCAGCGCGACAGCTGGTTGATGATTTCCTGCTCTATCAGCTGCATGTCGTTGTCACTAATACCCAGCAGGGGGCGGGCCTCATACTGCACCTCTTTACCTTTACGCGATGGCCGGTCGCGCAGCCCGTAATGATGCACGCGAGCCATGCGCTGCACGTTACCCGCAAACTCGATCACGGCCTCATTCGGGCTGGCCTGCGTCTTCATGTACTTAGCGGTGCGCAGCTTTGCGAACATTTCGCGCTTTATGCGGCCCTTTTTTCTGCGCACTGGCTGCGTCTTGCGGGGCTTAAACGGTGTGCCGTCTGGGGCCCGCTGGCGCTTGATGTTCTGCTGCTGACTCGCGCGTAGCTTGCGGCCAATGCTGCGCGCCATTTCTTTACGCGCCGGGGCTGACAGGCTACCAATAAGCGCCTCCAGCCGTTCGTTTACCAGCTGCAGCTCACTCATGCCTGCCACTCGCTGACCAGCTCGCCTTTAACGTAAAGCTGCACCGGCCGCGCGTCATTCTCCGGCAGCGGATTCTCGCCGACGTGGGTCACATGCAGCCCGTCGTCCTCCCGCTTCACGATCACGCGCTCGCTCAGCTGCAGCTCAATGCTGATATCGCTGGCCGTGTCGCTGATCACATCCGCCTGGAAGGTAAAGCCCGTGCGGCGCTTTTCCTCGGTTGCCATAATGTCGGGTTCATTCGTGCGCAGCCATGCCAGCAGCGGCACGATCAGCAGATCGATGTTACCGGCGTAGTCGGTAATGACCATGTTAAGCCGGTACTGGTATTCAAACGACAGCGAGCTGGCAAGCGTCGAAACGATGCGCCCGCTGTCGATAAACACGTTCAGCGCGTCAGGATTTCGCTGCAGCTCCGGCACGCTGTCGGTCAGCGCCTGGCGCAGTTGTTGAGGTTTCAGCATCGTGTTGTTCCTGGCAGTCTTTGATGATCTCGACCTGCAGCCCGCAGGCGGCGAGTGCGGCCTCCAGCTGGCGATTATCGGCCGCCAGATCGCCCTGTGTTTTAAGGCTGTTTCCCGGCACCGGGCAGCTTGTCACGCGCGGACACCCAGTCCAGATAATCTCTGGCGCTGGCAAAGGCCGGGCGAGTGTGCAGCCGGATAACATCGTCAGGCAGATCAGCAGCAGACCAGTTGCGCAGTATCGGATTCGCATCGGTTTCTCTCTGTATGGTCATTTCACGGTTAAGCGCGGCCGTGCTGGCGCGCCCCTGCATCAGCCGCAGCTCGGCCTCGCGCTTCTGGCTGGCCCTTGCATCGGCATCCAGCCGGGCTATTGCTTTATCCCGGCTCTCGATACCGGCCGACAGCGTGCCGATAACGCGCTGCGCGCTGGTCAGATCGTCCTTCGCGACTTTCCACTGCCAGCCGGTCACGCCCAGCGCCATCAGAGCGACGGCCAGAAGCATAGCTATCAGGCGGGTCATGACACACCCCGCAGGCAGTAGGCTGTCTCATTCGCGCGCCGGTTTTCCAGCCCGTGATTTCTCACGCCCTTAACGAACACCCAGCGCCGCAGCTCGTTACAGGCATCGAGCCAGTGCTGCAGCCTGATGTAACGGGCAAAGGTCGAACTGCAGGCTGCGCGCACGCCGACGTTAAAAGCGAATGACACGGCCGTGTCATAAATCCGCTGTGGCATCCCGGCCAGCATACAGGCATCGATCCCGCGTTCGACGCGCATCACGTCATACACCAGATTGACCGCCGCCTGCCGCTCGCTGACCTGGCTTTGTGGCGTCACGCCCTCTGTATGACCAATGCCGTTCGTCCAGACTCCGGCGCTGCACTGGTATGGCGATGTGCGGCACCCCT